AAGCCTAAATTCCAGCCCAGATTTTGATTGATTTTAGCACCGGGTCCGCACGCCTGTTTACATAACCCACTCCCGCTATAAAAAATCAGAGTCGCATTTGAACCACTCGTATTTTGAATACTGATTTGAAAAGTGGCCGGTAAATAAGCAAAGGATAAATCATACGCAGCACTTACTGTATTTAATTGATCGATGAATTGAAGTATAGTATAATTTCCATCGGAAATATCAATGATTGTTGGAATACTACCAAAACCAGTATTATATTCGAAACAAGTATTACCTAACGAATGGTCAAACGCATACCATGTAGTGGGTATTTGAACCGAATAAAGTTTAAGCGATGTAGCATTGGTCAAGGGGTCCGATAAATCCAAGGTATAATCTGTATTATAGGAAGGTACATTCGGATTATTAACATAGGGTAATATATTTTGTCGATATTGACTATCGATACAGATAATTCTCGAGGTCAAATTTTGTAGATTGGGGTTAATCGTGCCTTGTGCCACGGGAACATTATACGATTGACTTACACCCAACTGTTCTCTGTTCATCTGCTGGTGTTCGGGCCCAAAAAATTGTACTTTTTGTTTTCTATCGGTTATTCTGGCATTTTGAACAGGGTCTGACTGCTTTGGATATTCGTTTTTCCACCAATCGTCTAGCAATTTCGATTGGTCTGGTTGTTGTGCCTGCCCTGCTTGTGTCTGTCCTTGTGCCTGCCCTGCTTGTGCCTGCCCTGCTTGTGCCTGCCCTGCTTGTGCCTGTCCTGCTTGTGCTTGTGCTTGTGCCTGCTCTGCTTGTGCCAGTGTATCCGTCTGGCTAATATGTTCCAATAATTTATCACGTGCGTTTCGAATGAATAATGCAACCGTTGGTTTACCCTCTTTGGTCATTTTATCAATCATTTTATTGGCTACATTATTAATTTCAAAATCAGAAGCATCATCCGATAAACTAAACAAGGTTAATAAATCATGAATACTATAATTTTCTACATCCATATCCATTACTACTATACTAGTCTTTTATAAAAAGTATTTAAACTACTTTTTACAAAAAGTAGGGCAAAAAGTAGTATGCTGGTGCCTTTTTCGCGGTTCCTTTTTTTCAGTTGGAAAATTGATTTGAAATTATACCACTATAGTATATATAAACTAAAATGGCAATGGCAACAATGGCAATGGCATCTGCTACTATTGAATGTTCTATTTGTTGTGAAAAATTCAATCAGAGTACACATACGCGTATTGTGTGCGATTATGGTGATTGTAATTATAGCGAGGCTTGCAAAGCCTGTGTACGACACTATATATTAAACATTTCTACCGAACCGCATTGTATGAAGTGTAATAAAGCATGGTCGCAAAAATTCTTGGTGGAAAATCTAAATAAATCTTATATTTCCAAAGAGTTTAAAACACACAAAAAACAGTTTCTGTTGGAAAGGGAAATCAGTAAATTACCCGAGACAATGGAAGCCGCTGAAAAATACAAGCTTATTGTTTTCGAAGAGCAGAAGCAAGCAGCCATCTTAAAGGAAATTGCCCAGGCAAAAAATGCATTGGCCAGACTGAATGATACACTAAACGAAAGCAGAATTGCCATATATCAACTGAAAACATCCGGACAGAGTGTGGCTGGTAAAGAAAAAGAACACAGATCATTTATCATGCCCTGCCCCAATAATGATTGTCGCGGGTATTTATCCACCCAATACAAATGCCAAATGTGTAATTTACAAACATGCCCGAAATGTCACGAAATTATGGGCCATTCCAAAGAAGCCGAACATACCTGTAAAGAAGAAAATGTACAAACAGCCGAGCTGATTAAAAAAGAGACCAAAGGCTGTCCATGCTGTGGCACACGCATTTTCAAAATCAGCGGCTGCGACCAAATGTGGTGTACGACCTGCCATAAGGCATTTAGCTGGAAAACGGGTAAGATTGAAACGGGGGTGGTTCATAATCCGCATTTCTATGAATACCAGCGCAAGAACAATGGAGGTGTTGCGCCGCGTAATCCTGGTGATATTCCATGTGGGGTACTGTGTAGCTGGTATCAGATGAATAGTATAATCGTCAGCAAACTTATCAGTACAGGTGCTGCTGGTGCTACTGGATATGATTGTAAACAGTTAAAAAAAGCTGTGAGTGACATTCATCGTTGTATCGCTCATATTCATGCAACTGATCTACGCACTATTCGTAATAAGATTGAAACGGTCAGCAACAGTGAACAAATTCGCATTGATTATATGCTGAAAAAAATATCTAAAGAAGAGATGGCGACTAAAATATATAGAAATAATGCACTTCGGCAAAAATATATGGAAATCTTAAATGTGATGGAATTGTTGAGTGTGGTTGGTATTGATTTCTTTGAAACACTTATTCAATCAAAACTTCAAAATAACGAATTGGTTCACTATGTTTTTGGTAAAGTGGACGAATTACATAAATTGCGGCTCTATTGCAATGAACAATTTGCAGTCATCGGCAATACCTATAGCCAAATGGTGCCCTATATCGATGAACTGTTTGCGATTAGTAATAAAAAGTATACTCCTCTTAAAAAACCGGCCAAGGGCAAAGGTAAGGCCAAAAAAACCGATGATGATGACACTGCGTCACAGTTTAGTGATACTACTGATGCTACTGATGCTGCCAGTCAAATGGTGGATGATGACTATTTATCTGAATAACCAACCAACCTTTAAAAAAGGTTGTACCAAACAACCGTTAATTTTATAAGCCAGTTTTACATGGGTTTTGGCCGGCTTTTCTCAAAAGCCTTTGGCCGGCTTTTCTCAAAAGCCTTTGGCGGGCTTTTCTCAAAAGCCCAGTTTTACATGGGTTTTGGCGGGCTTTTCTCAAAAGCCTTGAAAAGCTCTCTAAAAAACTGAATAAAATCCATATGTTTACTATTTGCGATCCATTTGGGTAAAGCTGTTATTCCTTGATACCGTTTAACATTACGTAAACCTTTAAACAATAAAACATTAAATATTTCAATTACTTTTTTTTCATACTCGGTAAGGTTAGGGTTGCTACTATCAATCCGATATAAACCTTTATAGACATATCTGTTATAATTCCCATCGGAATAGATTTTATAATATTTGTCTACTACCAATGTATTTTTTACAAGCCCAATGCCTACTATTTTATTTGTCTCATTGTTCATTTCCAATACAAAGAGTAGACTACCGTAAGGTATTTTTTCTGTAATTTTTAAAGGGGTACCATAAATACTGCCTGTCCAACCATGTTTCTTACACCAAGCATCTCTTTCTAAAAGTGTTTTGGTGGTAAATCTGGTAGTGGCTATAGAGAACATTGGCAATAGTAGTTATTAGAGAATAATAGTAGAGATTTATGTTTTCAATTTTGGGGGCTCTGCCCCCTGCCCCCCCGTGTGACGAATTTTTATCAATAAATTATAAGCAACCAGGCTCTTTCAAAAACACCTCACCATTTCGTCACACGGGGATCTTTCAAAAAACACCCCACCATTTCGTCACACGGGGGCTAGGGGGCAGAGCCCCCAAAATTGAAATAGATTTCCCAGACCCTACAATCTGTATCTTACAAGCTACAGAAACCACCAAATAAAATGTCTTTCATCCAGAATTTATCTGTCTTTATTCCTCGCATTCATCGTGAAGATGCGAATGAAGAATTTATCAAACGCGTCTTTTACGAGCAAGAGATTGCGTGTGTGCGGCGTATTGATTTCCTGAAATGTCGGGACAGCGGTGGTAACCGCAAGGGCAACACATACTATCAGGCCAAACTATATTTCCACTATTGGTTCAAAAACCAGATTGCCTACAATATTCAACAGCGGGTCTTGAATCCGGACAATTCAGGCGCGCGGGTGATTTACGCGGACCCGTGGTATTGGATGATATTGAAAACTATCAATCCAATGACCGAATTGGAACTTTGTGTCAATGAACGGTTGGAATATTTGTCCGCGCGGTCGAAAAAGGCCAAGGCTATACAATACGATATGCAAACACAATTGGCTGTTTTTACAGAGCAAATAGCATCGCTACAAACCGATGTTGACCGGTTGAAAGAACAAGCCAAAACAAAAATACCGCAAAATACACACATTCGGTTTTGTTACTTTGAAGAGCCTTCAGCCGAAGAAACGGCAAACGAGTGTGCAGAAGCAGTTTTACAAGAACAAGAAGAAGAAGAACCTACAACACCCGAATGGAACGACTATTATGATCAACTCGATGCAGCGAAAGAAGACTCGGACGATTACGAGAAACTATACCCAACATGGAATGTACAATTGCGAACACAGCCAAAAGAAACCTATTGTGAAGGATGCGAATTGTGGGATCAAGGTCTGGGTGGAGAAAACCAAGTTGGTCACACGTGTAATGAACCGACAAACGAGTTTGAAATACTCTAACCAACCTTTATAAAAGGTTGGACCAAATAAAATAAAAAATAAAAAATAAAAAATAAAAAATAAAAAATAAAAAAACATAGTTTTTTCATTTTTTATTTTAACAAAGTATGTTTGGTTATATCAACGGTCGGCCTGGTTTTGCCAAGCTTTTTTCAAAAGCTTATATAAAGATGAATCGCGTTAGTTCGAGTGACTATATAAAAGCCAAAAAAACAAATGCTATTTATACATGTTTAAAATATGATGCGCAACATACTAGTCCAAATACAGTCAATCCTGTCAAGCCGAGTAATCATCTTACATATAATGATAACATTAATATAGCATTGAATACAAATTGTACGTTATTAGATTGTTCTGGCGGTCAGCTGAATTATGCGAAAAGTTATGACTTGTTATATGGATTTAATTATGGGAAAATGTATAATTACAATAGATGCGTGTGTAGTAAAACTGGTAAGGATAAATGTGTATCAAATAAAAAATGCGATACTTCTGGTAATTGTTGTGTATGTTTTACGTGTGCTTTTTCATAGGGGACGGGATTGTGTAGTATATTACTACATCTGCCCTTTTTAAAAGTTTGTTTATATAAATGAAAGATTCCAACTATTATATTTTACTCATTGCGGTAATTGTTATTTTCGAAAGTATAGCACAATATCATATCAGCGAAAGTAAACGCCGCAATAGTATTCTTTTTTTCTTATTAGCCATCGCATCCTATAGTGTCGTGTGTCTACTTTTACATAAATGTTATGATTTTGGTGGAATGGCCATGACGAATTTCACTTGGTATACATTAAGTATTGTCAGTATTGTTCTTATCGGTTTTTTAGGATTTGACGAAAGTATTACGCGTTATGATCTTATAGGATTAGTAATGGCTATTGGTGGGTTGTATTTAATATTTGTGAAGGGGCACTAACAGGGCAATTGCGCTTGGGGAGGGGTATAATATACACTTTATTTTATCACACCACTTGGGTCACGACCCCCCGCCCCAAAATTGAAATATTTAATTAATCTATAAAATAGATAAATTACATATATAAATTAATTAACATGGCAGCATCAGCATCAGCATTTGTAGTAACACCTATTATTATTTTATCCCCCGAACAAGAGGAGGCCTTGTCAGAATACTCGGCAGGGAAAAATATATTCTTAACCGGACCGGGTGGGTCTGGCAAAACCGAACTGATTAAACAAATGGTCCGACTTGGAAAAGAAGCCGGTAAAGAAGTCCAAGTATGCGCGCTGACTGGTTGTGCGGCCTTGCTACTGAATTGTGCTGCCAAGACGGTGCATTCATGGGCGGGTATTGGTCTTGCTAACGGCTCTAACCATGATATTATTAAAAAACTGATTGATGGCAAAGTGAAAGCCAAGATTCAAAAATGGAAAAAGACCGACGTGCTTATTATTGACGAAGTCAGTATGATGTCGAAAAAAATATTTAATCTATTGGATGAAATCGGCCGCCGGATACGAAAAAAATATGATGTGCCGTTTGGTGGTTTACAAGTCATCTTTTCAGGGGATTTTTATCAGTTGCCGCCGGTATCAAAGGCTAATAATAATAATAACAATTTCGAATATATAGACGAAAATGAAAAGGATGCTGGTGCGTTTTGTTTTGAAAGCGATAACTGGGCAACGACCTTTCATACGACAATTCAACTTAAAACAATATTTCGACAAACTGATTTAGAGTATTGTAAGATATTGAATCAAATTCGAGTAGGCAAACTCTATAAATCCTCTCTAGACATATTGTCAAAGCATATTGGTAAACAATATCCGACAAATGGTTTTAAACCGACGAAATTATTTCCACGTAAAAAAGAAGTAGAAATAATTAATAGATTGGAATATGCGGCTCTGGCAGAAGAAGAACATGTTTTCAAAATAAATAAAGTAAAAGAGGACCAATTGAGTTTATCCAGCAGTGATAAAAGAGAATCCATGTTTTTAAGCGAATCCCAAAAAGAAATGGAATTGAATTTCTTGTTGAATAATGTTATTGTCGATAAAGAACTACGCCTTAAAAAAGGCACACAAGTCATGTGCGTAGCCAATATTGATATGGCCTGTGAGACTGTTTTGAAGCCGATTGTGAATGGTAGCCAAGGCATTATAGTAGATTTTGTGGGCGAAGGAATTACAAAAGGCTTTCCTTTGGTTCAATTCAACAATGGTACTAAACGCATCATTAGCCCGCATATTTGGCAAAGCGAAACGATTAAATCTATAGCCATTACACAAATTCCACTGATTTATGCGTGGGGAATTACCATTCATAAGGCTCAAGGTGCGTCATTGGATAGTGCGGAAATAGATGCGGGGAGCAATATCTTTGAATGTGGACAAACCTATGTGGCGCTTTCGCGTATCAAATCATTAGAAGGACTCTACTTGACCGCGTTTAATCCGAGTAAGATCAAAGTGAATAAAAAAGTACAGGACTTTTACGGGGCAATTCCGCTTGCGGTCGGCACCC